TGTCGAGGTTCCTCCAGCTACCACCCAGGTGTTGAAGAACACGCAGGTCACCTTATCCGTGACGTTTTCCGCCGGCGCCGCGGATGCCGCTGTTACGACGCTCGTCACGAACCCCACCGGGGCCACCGTAAGCACCGGCACGGCCACCCACGGCGCCGGCGGCGTCTACACCTACGTCCTGCCGCCACAGGCCGACGTGGCGTCCCTCACCGTCAAATGGACGGGCGCGTTCGGGGGTGTCACCCAGTCGTTGCAGTTCTACGTCGACATCGTCGGCGCCCTCCTGTTCACCATCGCCGACGCCCGCGCGTTCGGGAAATCCACCGACCTCGCCTCCCCCAGCACCTATCCGGACCAGATGATCGCCGACGCCCGAGCAAGGGTCACCGACCTGTTCCGACGCTACTGCGGCGTCAGCTTCATCCCCCGCTACGACCACTGGCAATTCGACGGCACCTTCCAGGAAGCCCTCTACATCCCGAACGCACGGCGCGTCACCAAACTCCTATCGCTCAGCGTCAACGGCACCGCCCTCGACGCCCCCACACTCGCCGCGTGCATCGTCCAGCCATCCGGGATCATCTACCGCACCGATTCGTTCTACAGCTACTGGGGCGCGTTCAAACGCAACTCGATCGACGTCGAATACGAACACGGGTGGCAGCAGCCGCCGCCGCAGATCAGCCGCGCCGCCCTCGTCGTCGTCTGGGCCGAACTCACAACCAGCCAACTCGCCGACAGGTTCATGTCGATGCAAAACGAGTTCGGGATCACCAGGCAATCAACACCGGACTGGGGCGCGAGACGGCCCACCGGGATCATGAGCGTCGACTCTGTCCTGAACGCCTACTGCCAGTGCTCGCCCGTTGAGGTGTCGTAGGTGGCAGACCTCACCGCGCTACGGGTCGGGCTCAAGACGAACCTTCAGTCGCTCATCGCCGCGAACCCAACACTGACCGTGTCCGCCTACGTGATGAACAACCCCACCCCGCCCGTCGTGTGGGTGCGGCCCGCGCTCGACATCCTCATCGACTACCACCTGGCGATGAAGAACGGATACGAAGCATGGCATCTCCTCGTCCAGGCGTGGGCCGGAGCGATCGACGACGTCAGCGCACAGCAAACCGCCGACGCCTACCTCGCGTCCACCGGCACCTCGAGCGTCAAGACCGCGATCGAATCCGACCGCACCCTCGGTGGCGCGTGCAACGACCTGTTCATTCACGAGTGCCGCGGCTACGCCGAGTTCTCCCGCCCCGACGGCGTCAGCTTGGTTGGCGCCGAATGGGACATCGAGATCGTCGCATAGATGACGCTGATGGCCATCCAAAGCATCACCAGGAGGGGGATCACGCCAACCTACGCGGCGGTGGCAGCCACCGACGCGTTCCTGCCTACCGAAAGCACCTTTTTGCATGTAAAGAACGGTGGTGGAAGCTCTGACACGATAGTTATCCCGGTGTCAGGGAATTTCTGGCCCGGCCTGAGACTCTCTGACCTGTCCATTGCCTGCCCGAACGGCCAAGAGCGGATGATCGGTCCGCTACCCGCCCAGTTCTTCGCCGACCCGGTAACTGGCTTGGCAACCGTCACGCATAGCTTCACCACCTCGGTGACGGCCGCCGCGTTCAAACTCATCTATGCCGCACCCGACCCGACGGTCATTCTGACTCTGGCGCAGGAAATCCTTGCCGATTCGCCGCGCGGCTACTGGAAACTAGACGACACAACCACCACTGTCGCCGACTCGTCCGGGAACGGCCACAATGGCACCGCGCAGGCAAACGTCGGCCTCGGCGGACTCGGGCTCGGGAACGCCCGCGGCAAGGCGATGTGGGTGAACAACGCCGGCACTAACGGCACGGTAACCGTTGGGGCCCACGCCGACTTCAACGTCGTCGACGTATTCACGCTCGAGGCGTGCATCAGGATCAGGCAGGACTACAACAACCTCACTCCGCAGTTCTTCGGTGCGTCCACCGACAACGGACCAATGATGAAGATCGGGCCCGGAGGTGGAAACTTCGTCGCTCTCAACAAATCCAACATCGCCATACTCACCCAGTCGAACTCCGAAATCCTCGACACGCATCTATGGCACCACGTCGTCATCACCAAGAACGGATCTGCACAGCACATCTGGATCGACGGGGTGGACGTGACCGGCACTCTCGTCGCGTTCACCTTCCCGTCGCAGTCCAACGCAATCTCCATATTCTCGGTGGCGGGTCGTTTCTCGCTCTGCCACTGCGCTATCTACAACACCGAACTATCCGCAGCCCGTGTAGGGGCGCATTACGCGGCGTTCCGGGCCGAGAACACACCGGCCAAGACCTCGGTCAAATACGGGTTGCACGCCAACTCGCTCTACAACAGCAGCCTCGGATTGATCGACTCGCAGGCGCACACTGCCCAGGCGATCAGCGCGAAACTCTCGCGGTCAACGCTCAACTGGTCAACGATCCAACCCTCGAACGGCGGCGCCTACGACTGGTCACGAGCCGACGAGTACGTCCGCATCTGCAACATCTACGGCGTCACGCCATTCTGGGTCGCGGCATCGTCGCCGCAGTGGGCGCACGGAGGCGGCGCCGTCGACTACGACATCCCCGGTGTTGGCGCCGACGCAACGTTCCAGGCGTGGGTTACGAAATACCAGACGTTCATCACCGATTTCGTGAACCGCTACAAACCCGGAGGCAGCGGCCCCTACACCGTCACCGACCTGTGGCTCGAACTATGGAACGAACCGAACCTGCAAGGGACATCCGGCAACGACGCCAACGGGTTCTGGAACAACATCAGCGCGAACACCACCCAGCAGAAAGCCGACCAATACGCCTACTTCTACCGGAACGTGAGGGCCACCATCCTCGCGAACTACGCCTCAACCAAGGTCGTGATGGGCGGACTCTCCTCGTGGGGTGGGGTCGGCGGGACAAGCACGATCGGGGAAACATTCCTTCGCGACGTGGTCGGGTCAGCCTCATGGTCGGCGGCACCTATCGACTACGCCGCCTACCACCCTTACACCCACCTTGACGATCCCAACTCAACCACAAGTTTCGACAATCACTTCAACGACGTGATCCTGATGATCGACGTGTTGAAGCAACTCGGCTACACGTCCCCGCTGTGCCTGACGGAGTTCGGTGTGGACGGCTCGAACCAGTCGACGCAGAACACGAACCTCACAACGATGCTGTCCCGGATCCGTGACGAGTGGTCAGGGCTCTGCCCGGTGTCGATCTGGTTCCGCGACTACGACGCGTTCGGCAGCGCCGCTGGCCTCTACACAACTATGCCGACTGACGGGACAGCATCAGTCGCGTCGAAGACCGCAGCCGCCACGTTCAAGGGATTCGCCAGTGCCTGAACGAGCTCACGCCTAACTCCTAACTCTTGCGACTTGTGCCCAACCCAACCCGCACCAGGGCGGCTTCCGGCTGCCCGGAAAGGTAGCTGATGGCTCTACTCACCACCCAGACCATCATTAGGACAGGCATCACGCCGACGTATGCGGCGGTGGCTGCGAGCGACACGTTCACGCCCGGCGCCAACGTGTTCCTCCATGTGAAGAACGCGGGCGGCTCGCCGGACACGTGCGCGGTGCAGGTGCTCGCCGGCGACCCGTCGCCGACGCTCCTGATCGCCGACCTCAGCGTCTCGGTCACGAACGGACAGGAGCGGATGATTGGCCCGCTACCCGCCCAGTATTTCGCCGACCCGACGACCGGGCTCGCCACCGTCACCCATGGCTTCACAACCTCCGTGACGGTCGGCGTCTTCAACCTGGCGCAGCCGTAGCCATGAACACCTACAAAGTGATGCTGCCGATCCTCGTGAACGGCGAGCACAAGCAGGGCGACGTGTTCGACCACGAGTTCGCCAGTCCCGCCGAGGAAGAGGGCAGCGTCAACTCGGGTCTGCTCGAGATCGTCCCCCGCACCTACAAGGTCGTCGGGACAACGCGTGTCCACGACACCGACCCGGGCGGCCAGTTCGACGCCGGGCTGCTGATGGGGCAAGAGGCCGCCCTGATCGCCGGGGGCCACATCGAACGAGTCGCAGCCAAAAAGGCAACACCGAAGAAAGAGAAGGAGGCGTAAATGGCGATCTTTGTGTTCACACAAGGAATGGCCCTGGTTAACTCAGTGGATTTGAGTGACCATTGCAGTAAGATTACCACCAAGGATGACCGTGCTCAGGTAGATGTAACTCCTATGGGTTCGACGTTTTTCCAGTTCACAAAAGGACTGGGAACAGGTGAAATAGATTTGGATTTCTTTAACGATTTCGCAGCGGCTAAAGTACACGCAACATTGCAACCTCTAATTAGCTCTTCGACTGGTGTTCCAGTTGAGGTGCGTCCGGTGAACACGGCACGGTCGGCGACGAACCCGGCGGTGCTGCTCGCGTCCGCGCTGATGTTCAGCTACCCCGCGTTGGACGGGTCTGTCGGTCAGGCCGCTAACGGCACGTATACGTTCATGAACGCCCCGGCCGGTACGGGCATCACCTACCCGACCTCATAAGGGTGCGGTGCCACCCAAAGCGCTCCGCGGTGCGGTCACGTTCTGCGAAACGATCATCATGGACGGCTCGACCGGCGTCGCGGTCGCACGGATATGCGGGAAGCGGGCCGACAGCACGGTGATGGCGCCGAGCGGCGAGGTGTACGTGTGCGACGAGCACGCCGCCGACTTCGCACCGAAACCCGGAAGAGCAACGATACGGATCGGAGAGGTGCCCCGCTAGATGCCCGGCAGTAACGGCGTCAAGATCACCGGCCTCCGCGAACTCGACCGCGCCCTCGGGAAATACGACCCGACGTTCGTAAAGGACTCCGGGCCGAACTGAAACTAGCGGCGGATCCTGTCCGCTCGAGAGCGGAAGCGTTGGCGGTGTCGGGTATCAGCAACATGGGCGGCGGTCCGTGGGCGCGGATGCGGGTCGGCGTCCTGACCAAGGGCTCCTACGTCGCTCCAAAAAGCCGCGGTCGAGGCGGATCCCCGCGGCCGAACCTCGCCGGCGAACTCTACGAGGCCATGAGCACAGCCCTGGATGAGACACGCGTCGAGGTGTTCGCGCTGGTCGAGGGGATGCTCGACCGGGCCGCAGGCATGAACGGATTCTGAGAGAGGAGCACTGTGAAACTGATCGTGAAGGGAACAGGGTTGCTCGACGGTAAGTACGACGCCGACTTCAACCTCGACATGTTGACAAACGGCGAGGTGCGGGTGATCAAGCGATTGAGCGGCGTCCGGCTCGGCGAGATCCAGGAGGCGCTGCGGGCGCAGGACAACGACGTGCTGGTCGCGTTCGGAGTCATATGGCTGACCCGTGCCGGCAAAGACCCGGCGATGGTCGAGCAGGTGTTGTGGAATGCCCCGGTTGGCGGCTGGTGTGACCTTGATATGGAGGAGACCACCGTCGAGGCTGATGCTCGCCCCCCGGATTCACCGACGGCGAGTGGGAACGAGAACTCGCCCGTCGAGCAGCCAAGCGAGATCGTTCCTGGCGAGCCTTCCTCGAGCGATTCGAGCAACGGTTCGGCCCACTTGGAGAGCGTCCCGAGTCCTACTGGTTCCCCGCCCTCGGACACTGGACCGCCCTCCGTCCTAGCGACCTGGGTGACCTAACTCCCAGTGTCCTCAACGACTGCTGGGACTTCATCGAAGCGCAAGGTGAGTAATGGCTAGACGGCTGATGGTCGAGATCGTCGGCGACGCGTCCTCTTTGCATCGCGCCCTTGACGAGTCCGAACAGAAAACCACGTCGCTCGGGTCGAAACTCGGCGGGCTCGGGAAGGCCGCCGCCCTGGCTGGTGGCGCCGCCGGTGTGGCGTTGCTAACTGAGGGCTTGAAGTCTTCGATTGATGTGGCGTTGAAGGACCAGGCGGCGATGGCGAAGCTGACGGCGGCGGTGAAGGCTCAGGGCGGCTCGATCGGCGCGTGGAAGAAAGACCTCGACGCCGCCCAAGCCTCCGGGAGGAAACTCGGGTTCGAGAACAGTCAGGTCACGGACACACTGGCCAAGTTTGCGACGGCGGGCGACACCGTCAGGAAGTCGGTCGGCGACATGGCATTCGCGGAGAACCTCGCCCGCGTGAAACATATCGCGCTCGCCGATGCTGCGACCCAGGTGATCAAGTTGCACGCCGGGGCGACACGGCTGCTCAAGGAGTTCGGTGATCAGGCGATCAAGCTCACGACGCAGACTGACGCACTCAAGGCGAAATATGCGGCGTTGAAGGAGGTTGTTCCCCCGCTCGCTCTCGAGCACGCGAAGCTGGCGGATAAGTTGGCATCGGCCGCCGCGAACAGTGATCTCGTCAGACAAAAGGTGGAGGGGCAGGCGGCAGCCTACGCCGGGACGGCGGCGGGCGGGATGGCGCAGTTCAAGGCGGGCCTCGACGACATCGAGGGGAAGATCGGCGCCGCCCTGCTGCCGGTGATGCAGAGGCTGATGGACTGGGTGAACTCGAACTGGCCGGCGATCTCGAAGGTGGTCAGCGAAGCCTGCAAGGCCATCGGGATTGCGATCGAGATTGCTAAGCCGATTATCACAAGCCTCCTAGCGCCGTTCCAGTTCGTCGCCAAGGCTTTCGACGACATCGTCCACGGCAAATGGCTGAAACTGTGGGACGACTTTGTGTCGTTCGCGTCGTCGCCGATCAACGAGGTGAAACGCCTCCTCTCCATACTGGCCGGTTATCTGTCGGGTCCGGCGTCTGCGGCGTGGGGCGCGATGAAAGACGCCGCCCGGACCGCTATGGGCGCCTTAAGGACTGCGTACGACAACTCGTTCGCGCCGGCCATCGACGCGATCAAATCGGCGCTTGGCTGGATCCGTGACAAAGCAGGGGCCGCATGGGGCGTGTTCTCCGGGGCTATCTCCACCGCGTGGGGAGCTGTGAAGGGGATCCTAGGCGCGATGAGCGGAGCTATCAGCGCGGTCGTCGGCGCGCTAAAGGACCTGATCGGTCTTTACAACAGTGCGAAGTCTCTGGTGGGTTTGGGCGGCAGCGGCAAGACCTATGTTCCGCCCTACGCGCCGCCCTGGTTGAAACCAGGACACAAAGCGAGCGGCGGAACGATCGACGGCAGCCCCGGCCAGGCGGTGCCGATCGTGGCGCACGCCGGCGAGTACGTGCTGCGCTCGAGCGCCACCAAAAAGATCGGTGTCCCCGCCCTGGCCTACATGAACGCGACCGGGAACCTTCCCCGGTTCGACTTCGGCGGCGTCGTGCTGCCGAAGGACAAGGGGCCACTTAACGCGACCACAGGGCTGCCGGACGACCCGGCGTATAGAAGTGCAGCGATGTACTTAAATGACTATGGTGCAGACCGCAACGTCACGTCGGTAGGGACAGCGCTGGCCGGTCTGATCGGCCCGGGCGCGCAAGCCAAGGCCGCGATCCGCCACACCTATGTCGACGGGACGGAGCTGCACGCCGGGATGTGGCGGGCGCCTGACCCCGATGCAAAGGCCGTGGCGCTGCTCACCGCCATGTTCCCCGACATCGTGCTCGAGAAGGGAACCCCCGGCCAGCAGATCAGTGCAGGCCAGGCGCTGTCGCGTATCTCGGGAGGGCTCGGTTCGGTGGGGGGATGGATTCAGCAGTCGATGGGGTTGACTGGCGCCGCGTCGAAGATCGAGCGGATGACGTCGCACGCGATCCACTTCGGCTCGGGCTACCTCACCGACGCGCAACGCGCGGCGGCCGCAGTGGGGCGCACAAGAGGCGGCCCGCCTTTCGTCTACGGCGATATGTCCCCGTCAACCGCCGACGCACTGACGCAGATGATTCCCCTGAAAGGACTCGTCCCTACGATGGCTACCGGCGGCCGCCTGTTGTCGGATGGGCTGTTCTACGGGCATAAGGGCGAACGCGTCACACCCGCCTCCGTCAGCCGCGGCACCGGGCCGATCCAGTTGCACACCACGATCGAGCTGAACGGCCGCGTCCTCGGGAAGGCCGTCCAGGACTTCCTCGGTGAGCAGCAGCGGTGGGGCGGCCCGACCAAGGTCACGCGTTGAATGGCGGCTGTCCAGCCGCTACCGAACTCGGCGTTCGTCAAGGTCGAGGTCGACTTCACGTCGAACTGGAACACGCCGACGCCTGTCTACACGGATGTCACGTCCGACGTCCGCTTATCCGGCGGGTTGGTGTGGGAGCGCGGCCGGAACGACGAGTTCCAAACCGTGTCGCCTGGCTCGTGCCAGTTCACGTTGAACAACCGGACACGCACCTACGACCCCACCACAAACCTGAACATGGTTCCGGGCAGACCGGCGAGGATCACCTGTTACTACCCGACCACCGCGACGGTGTTCCAGCAGATGCAGATGCAGGTCGAGGACTGGGTTCCCGAATGGACGCTCGACCTAGACTCGTTCGTCAAGGCGAACTGCATCGAGCGGTTCGGCGGCCTGGCGTTCACCCGGATCGTGTCGAGCGCGTACATCTCCACCACCGCCGTCGCACGGCTGAACGACCTCGCCGACGCCGGCGGCTGGCCATCTGGCTCACGCCTGTTCGCCACCGGCACCCAACTGTTGACGGCCGGCCAGGTGTACCAGGGTGTTGACGTGCTCTCGTCGATGCAGGACGTCGCGAACGGACAGGGACAGGTTCTCTACAGCGATCGTACCGGGGTGCTGACGACGAAACCGATGTTCGCCGGGATAGGTGCAAACGGTGGTACGTTCGGCGACGGCGGAGGCGCCGAGATCCCGTTCACGATCCCGACCGGCGGTGTCGGGCAGGGCTACCTGTACACACAGGTGCAGTTGACGGCGGCGACGGGTCCGTTGGGTCCGTGGACGTCGGGGCATCCGAACACCGTCACCGCCAATCTGGGGGCGCCCTACCAGTCCGGGAAGTACGGGACGCGGCCGTTTGCCCGGAGCACGGCCGCGACGACGCAGACCGCGGCGCAGACCGTCGCGACGTCATTGGCGAACACCCTCACCAGCCTCTCCTCCTTCCGGCTCCAACAGGTCCAGATCCGGCCGCTCGCCAACCCGGCCCTCATCTTCCCCGTTGTGCTCGCCGCGGACTTCGGTGTCCCATACACGTTCACGTGGCAGCCGCCCGGCGGTGGCTCGAGGATCAGCATCACGGCGAAGCTGCGGTCGATCCGCCACGAAATTTCTGAATCGGACTGGCTAGTTACCTGGAACCTGAGCCCGTAGCGTGAGCACCTATCTACAGAGAACAGGCGCGACGATCAACCCGACCGTCGCGCAGCGCGGCGCCGGGGCGAACATGAGCGTCGACGTCGGCGCCGGACAGATCGTCTACCAGAACACGATCGCCGCGGTCACCGCCGGCAACCTCGCTATCGGCGTTGCCCACCCGACCCAGGACCGCATCGACACCATCGTCATCGACCCTAGCGGCACCATTAGCGTCCTGGCCGGGCCGGTCAACGACGGGCTGAACGCGCAGCCAGCCGACCCGACCGGCTACGTCGTACGCGCCTACGTGTATGTCCTGAACCAGGCGTCGGCGGAGTACACGGGGACGATTACGACGGCCATGATCACCCCGGTTGACACGTTGCAGAACCCGACCGACGTGCAGGTGTTCCTCGCTGGTGACAGTACGTGGACGAAGCCGACGTGGGCCGACTGGGTCGAGATCATGTGCATCGGGCCCGGCGGCGGCGGCGGCGGCGGCTTCTCTGGTACCGGGTCGGGCGGCGGCGCTGGCGGCGGTGGCGCCTGCTGCGTCCACAAGTTCCGGGCGGTGGATCTGGCTGCCACTGTCTCTGTTCACGTCGGCGCTGGTGGTGGTGGTGGGGCGGCGATCAACGACGGGACCGGCGGTACCTACTCGGCGTTCGGGGGGACTGTCGTCGCCAATCGTTACGTTCATGCCTCGGGTGGCGGCGGTGGGAGCCAGGGGCGCTCGGCCGCTGACGCGGCTGGCGGCGGTGGCGGCGG